GTTTCCCATCTACTTATACTTACCTCTGTATATCCTGTACCTTTTACCACATCTTTTAGAGTGTAGCCCTTTTTCTCTCTTACCTCTCTAAGGTTATGTGCTAAGGTTTCCTCTACTTCTCTCATACCATCCCTGCCTCATATACCTGTTTTCTAAGATACTCCAACTCCTCCAGATCATTATAATAAAACTCCTGCACTCCGTTAAATCCCTGCATTTTCTGCTCTTTACCGTCTTTAAGAGTAGCCTTAAACCACGCCCCAGCCTGTGAGATGATCCCCAACATAATAGCCAGATCTAAGGTATCCTTAATCTCATCCACTCCTGTACTGTAATTGAGTGTGTAAGTCTGGAGCCTACGATCATTTTTAGTAACTTTGTTTTTCTCCACTTTCACGCTTACCAGATTACCACTAGGATTAGAGTATCCACTACTTACCTCTTTATACTTCTCATCCAGTAAGGATCCCTTTGTAAACCATAAGATCTGTGAACACGCATGAGCTATAGCTGTGCCACAGGGGATCTTAAAAGGCTTGTACGGATTTCCTATATTTTCTCTTAACTGATTGATGAGGAGAAAAGTACACTCCACTTTCTTACAGAGCGGTACCGCCTTATCACAAAAGGCTTTCATAAGAGCACTGTTACCGCCATAGCTTTTCTCATCTAAGCCTTTTTCCTGTACTGCTTTAGGGATAATAAAGGGAGCACTATCTAATACTGCTAAGCCGATCTTACCAGATCTTATGTAATCTAAGAGCATATCTAAGAGCTCCTCTCCATACTCACTCTCTGGCTGGATGAGGATTACCTTACTCCAATCTACCCCCAGAGTTTCTCCCCACTCCTTATCTATCGTATTTTCTGCATCCAGATATACACAGTACTTATCTTTGTATTTCTTTTGGAAATTAGAGATAATATCCAGAGCTGTAGTAGTTTTACCACTCTGAGGTAATCCTACCAGCTCTATGATCCTCCCTACAGGTACTCCTCCTCTGGTTAAGTAATTCATCATAGGGGAGGTATAGGGGATAAACTCTATCCCCTTAAGATCCGATGCTTTACGGATTATATCCGTTTTGTATTTTTTATTTACCTCCGCTATGAGGTTATCTATCTCCGCCATCGCTGTTCTCCTTTTCATCCCAATTTTTAACTACTCGTATCTCATCCCAGCCCTCAGCAAAAGTAGGAGGCTCTAAAAATCTTTTCATCCTTTCCATAGCCTCCTTAGGTACTGTACGCTCCCTTTCCTCGTTACGCTTAACACAAACCTCAAAAGGAGTATCTACAAATACACAAACCTTTTTACAGTTTAATAACCTAAGAGTATCCAAAAACTCCACTCTATAACTCGCTTTTAAGTTTGTAGCATCATATACTACATCCTTACCATGATATAGATCCGCTCTAACCAAACTCTGTAAAATGGTAAACACAGCACCATTATTTTTCATATCGTTTATATCTCCACAGAGCTTATCTCTGAGATAATCGGAGGATCTAACAATTACATCTCCCAGCCTATCACTCTCAGAGCTTTTACCGCTGGCTGGCAATCCAACTAACATATAAAATACTGGCTTATTATTCTCCATCCTCAGATCCTCCTAACTCCTGCATAATGCCTACCTCAGTATTAAAAAGGTTTACATCTGCATCCGTGATACCTAAACTGTAATTTAACTCAATTACATTTCTAATAATGGCTATGTCTACTCCGCCTCCCTCATTAGGGCTAAAAAGTACAATACCATCATCACACTTAAAAGCTGTTTCTCCAGAGATTTCTACACCGTTCTCCTCCAGATATGCTAAAAACTTATCTAACTTTTCCTCCATCTCTAACACCTCGCCATAACATCTCTCATCATATCCAGCTTTTTAAGTTCCTCTACAATATCTCTCTCTGGCTCCATTACAACTACTGGCATCAATAAAGCCTGTATAGTCTTAACATCTTGAGAGTAATACTCCTTATTATCCACAGTAGTTATGCTGTATCCCATTAACTCATCTGAGCTCCTGCTCTCCTCCATCTTTGCTATCTGGTTCACATTAAGCCAGATAGTAAGGTTTCCGCTCTGATCCTCAACTCTTATAAACATCGCCTTTTGTGCCTCCTTAAAATATTTCTACACTGTACATAGAGATCATCATCTATATTTCTGAGCTCATGGAGATCTCTATGTAGCTGGCTCTTACTTATACAAAACTCTTTAGCCATTTTACGGATACTGTCCTTAGGGTTATCAATTAGCCACTGTGCCTCCTGCTTACATCTATCCTCTATAGCTTGCCTCCTAAAGTACTCATAAGCCCATCGCTCCATAGGCTTTACTCCTCCATAGGATCCTCTAGATCTCTGGTATATTTATCCTTGCTAAATCTATCCAGATCTACCTCTGCTATCCTCTTTGAGAGGGATTTCTTTAATCCGCTGTAGATCTTCTCAGCCATCTCTAACTTAACTTTGAGGCTGTTATAAGCTCTACGATAAATAGCCTCTACTAAGGCTTTATCCTCCGTGAGCTGTTCTACTCTGGCTTTTTTCTCCTGCACAGTACCAGATACTTTTACCATCGCCTCATTTTGAGCACTTTTCTTAGCATTAGAGGCTAGATCCACCTGCATACCCAGCTCCTCTACTCTCTGCCCTGCATAATACATAAGAGCTGGGATCTTAACACAGTAGTACTCTATCTGGCTATCTGGTATATCCTCTATAGAGTTTTCTCCTATGCTTTCCATAATCATATCCAGCTCTGAGATAGCACTATCAAGCTCCTTACTAAAATCTGCTACCAACTCATTTGAGAGGGTTATTACAGGGGAGCTCTCCTCTTTTACCTCCGCTATGATTTTCTTTAATTTATCACTCTGTACCATCTTTACCTCCTCCTGTAGGAGCCTTATTACAATGCTCTGTACCTGCTAAGGCACAATCCTCACAGCCCTTATAATATCCACACTCCTCACAGGTACAATGTTCATAGCCATACTCTGGGTACTCATCCGCCATAGCGTTAGGGCATCCACCATTTACACAGGTAACTCCTACATACTCTTTACACCTGCTCTCCTCTTTAGATTTCTTTGTTACAAAGTGCTCACAATGTCTAATAAGTAAACACATCTCCATTGATGTACTATCACAATTACTACACGGATTTTCCATAGTACCTCCTTAACCAGCTCTCCAGATCGTAGCTGTATCTCACTCTTTTCTTTTTCTGCTCTATCTTTACTCCGTGATCCCTACACCACTCTACAGGTATACTCTTTCTCTCCTCTGTCTGAGTAAACTGGATCACATCCTGTACGGTTATGTAATATGTTTCCTCCAGCTCTCTAAAATTGATTAAAAAGCCTCCGTACACTCCCTCATAATGAGTAGCTTTCTCCATTCCCTGTATCTGGTTAGGTCTGATCTTAGCTATCGGTAGGCTCTTTCCCTTATGAGTTTTAAGCTCTACCAGAAAGAGATAAGGAGATCTGAAAAGGATATAATCACATGGATTAGACACTCCATAAAATCCGCTTGTATCATCCTTTAGGCGGTACAGGTAATAATCTGGAGGTACACACTCCTTAAACTCCTGCTCAAAGGTTTTACCGATGTTATTACTTGCCATCCTGTACCCCCTTAAATCTGCTAGGAGTAAACTTACATTTCTTTCTGCGATCTACATACATAGATCCCTCTTTATCAATGCTACAGTAGTAAGCTCCCAGCTCTCTACCACAATGCTCACAGTTACCACATACCGCTCTCAACGCTGTATTTTGCCCTGTAGAGGCTTTTTTCTTTTTACCTGTAGACTTATTAGCCTTTTTTCTGTTTGTATCTTTCTGAGCTGTCTGAGGCTTTTCTGGAGGGTTAGGATGTACCCACTTACCAGCATCCACTAAAGCACACTCATTTTTATATCTACAGTATGTACACTTGCTATCATCTTTCTCTGGAGGGATCCCTGTTTTACAAGCATTGTTTACAGTTCGTATCTTGTTAAGTACTGCCTGTTTCATCTCATCTGTTATTTTCCAGAGGTACGGTTTCTTTTTACAGAAATTTCTATCCTCATAAAAGAAAAGGATATAATCTATACCCAGCCCCATACCATAACAAGTAGCTTGCCACTTGTGATCCGCCTTAGGCTCATAACGGTTACTAAACTGGTAAGTACTCTCTGTTTTAATCTCTAAGATTACATCCTTACCATTAAATCTAATAACTCCGTCTGGCTGGAAATAAATAGAGAGCTCATCATTTTTACATCTGCCCTCTGTGTGATCCTCATTCCAGCCTACAAACTCGGTTTTAATGCCCTTAGCCTGTGCCTCTTTTACCATCTCCTCCAGATCTAAACACTCTACACCCTCCATACGTTCTACTATATGCTGTATGTCTAAGTGCCTATCTGTACCGCTCTGGCATATCTCAATAAGATTTACCTCACCCTGCTCTCCGTTCTGTGATCCTCCATGTACTCTCTGGAAAAATAACATACGCTCACAGCCATACATAGAAGATGGGCGGATATACTCAGATGGGGCTATCTGCCTCTCCTCCAGCTCCTTAGCCTTTACAGCCTCCTCATAATTTTTAAGAAACTTATCCTCAAAGGATACGCTCTCTGCATTTTTTCCTTGTGCTACTGCTATTAAGCTCTTTAATCCCATTAGTGACCTCCTAACATAACTCCGATGATATAGAGCTCAAATAAGAATACAAAAATACTTAAAGCTCCAACAAAATCTCCTACCAGCTCACATCCCTCTCTATGAGTTCTGTAAAATCTTCTCCATTTTCTCTTAATCCGTCTTACCATCCTTGATCCTCCTGTTTTGATTGATAAGTAACCTAATCACAAACGGTAAGTAAATTTAGATAAAAAAAAAGAGGAGGCTTTTTACGCCTCCTCAGAGTTAATCTTATAATCTTCTACCCCACGGATCCCACGGAGTATATCCTACAGGACTATAAAAAGAGCGTGGATAAATATAAGGATCTTTTTTCCACCCCCACTCTTTTTCCTTTGTTTCTGCCTCCTGTTGATAAATTACCTGCTTACAGGTAGATTTAGCATACTCAATCTCTTTTTTAGTTCCTACTGAGTTCTCAGAATGTAACAAAACATAAATAGCATCACACTGATCTATCATAGCCTTGTTAATCTTATAGTAATCTGCTAAGCCCTCTGGTAAAAATGATGGATTAAGTACTATATGCCCTTTACTCCTTACAAACTCCTCAGCCTCATTAAAATACTTTTTATAATCAAATCTACCTGTCATAGCTCCAGCTATATAAACTCTCACTTATCGCACCTCCTAGTAATTTGTAATAAATACCTCTATATCCTTACTCTGCTTATCCTTTTTATGATAACTGCAATTACTGTATGTATGATCCAGATAATGTACTTTATATCCCTTAGCCCACTCTTTAAGTATTATGTTTTCTTTTCCTTTACTCTCAAACACATTAGATAATCCAAACTTAACTCCTGCTTTATCTAATGTATCCAGCTTAGCTAAAAGATCTCTCTCCGCCTGCTCTCCCCAGCCTCCATTTTCATTATAAGAGGCTACTGTAATCAGATACGGAGGATCACAATATACAAAATCATTCTCTCCCAAAGTATCCAGATCCAGCTCTCTAAAATCCTTACTGCTACTGTATCTCCATGCTCTGGAGCCTCTGCACAAAAGTAATAAATTTTTCTCTTAGTGTCGGATTAAAACTACTACGATCTTTACCAAAAGGCATATTATAAGCCCCTTTGTTATTAAATCGTATCTGATTATTAAAGGAATAACAGATCAATGTATACAGCATTAAAGGATCTGATTTTCCTTTGTTATAAAGCTCTCTCAAAGCTAAATAACCCTCTTTATTTTCCTTAGATAGATCATAACTGCTTATGTACCCATCAATTTTCCTAAGACTCTCCTCAACTCCGATTTTCTTAAATTCCTGTAGCATTTCTGGTACCTGCCACATGAGATCATTAAATACTACTTTCTCCGCCTTAACATTTACGGACACATTCCCCCCCCCCTGCAAACAGGTCTACA